AACATAACGGCTTATTGCAAACCAGTAATGGCTGGGGCCAATCAAAAGTTTTGGGATTAGTAATGAGCGTATATCACGGATTGTTTTATATTCACGAAGAAAAAAGATTTGCTCGATGGGAAGAGTACATTGAGTTTTATCGTCAACAACGGTTAAAAGAAAATGCCTAAAAAGTTACAAGAAAATTCTGTTTGGGCTAAGTACGACATAGACCAAGACGGAACTGTTTCAGATGAGGAGCTTGAACGTGCTACTCAAATGTTAGAATTAGATTTAAGAGAAGAAAAGCAAGATTCACAAAGACGTATTGCTTGGGTAGCTATGTCTTCTATGGTGTTGTATTCATTATTGCCTTTATTTCCGTTTGTACCAGAAGCTCGTTTATCAACCTTGTCTTCACTGAGTGATATGTTGTTCCTTAGTCAGGCTTCTATTATAGGCTTGTATTTTGGCGCTACGGCCTATATGTCGCGTAAACCTTAAAAGTTTACTATGATAATTGAAAGCGTAGCAGCGGCAGGTGCGATCCTGTCTACAATATCGACCGCAATAAACAAGTTAAATGAGGTTGGAGATGGAGCCGCAAAAGCTGTTGAGTTGATGCAAGGCTTTAGTGACGCGCTTGATTCGTTTGAGCGCGAAAAGAAAGACTCGATTATCAATAACCTGTCATCTCAAGAACTTTTAAAACTCGAAAGCATTAAACATAGACGCGATCAGTGGGAAAAGTCATTGCATGATATGCTTGTGATACATGATCCAGCTTTGTTGCAACGATGGGATGAAGCTAAGGCTAGGCAGAAAGCTAACCACAAACGGCAGATGGAAGCGATCAAGGCGAGAGCTGCTGCTAGAAAGAAGATGATCCAACAAATTTGGGTCGTAATGGGAGTAACGGCTATAGGTTTGCTTTGTGCGTTTATACTTATAGGCGGGATTATATTAATATTTAAGTAGTAAATAGAAGGTGTAAAAATGCCGCCAAAGAAAACAGCAAAGAAGAAAACTAAATCTAAGGTTAACGAAGCTGGAAATTATACAAAGCCAACTATGAGAAAGGCTTTGTTTAACAAAATAAAAGCCGGATCAAAAGGCGGTAAGCCTGGGCAGTGGTCTGCTCGTAAAGCGCAAATGCTTGCCAAGCAATATAAAGCTAAAGGTGGTGGATACAAAAGCTAATGGCTAAACAAGCACAGCAAAAAATAGAGACTAAAAAAAAATAGAAGAGCGTATTCGTCAGCAAAAGTTAAAAGAGCATAATCAATAATGGCTTTAAAGAAATCACAAAAATCGTTAAAGAAGTGGACTAAACAGAAATGGAGAACTCCAAGTGGTAAGAAGTCTTCAGAAACTGGCGAAGTTTACGCTCCGGCAGCTACCATTAAAAAGCTTAAGTCTACTGCAAAAGGAAAAAAGAAGCTGGCAGCAGCAAATAAAAAGAAAAGAGCCGCTACTGCAAAAGGAAAGCAACACGCAAAACACGGTTTACATAAAGGAAAGAAACGATAATGCCTGCTAAAAAAGATCCAAGATTGGCTAGAGCAGGGGTTACTGGATTTAATAAACCCAAGCGAACCCCTAATCACCCTAAGAAGTCTCATATAGTCGTAGCGAAGGAAGGCGATAAAATTAAGACTATTAGATTTGGACAGCAAGGCGTTAAGACAAATCAAACAGCAGGGCAGAGGAAAGCGTTTAAATCTCGCCATGCAAAAAATATAAAAAAAGGTAAGCTTTCAGCAGCCTATTGGGCAAATCGTGTTAAATGGTCTCCTAGCAAAACTAAATCGCCTTCAAAGAAATGGAAGAAAGGATCTTAAATGGGGTTTAAATTAAGCATTGGTTTAGGCATTGCGCTTTTTGCAGTTACTGGTGCATTTAAGCTTTACTACGATAAGTCACAATCTGAATTGGACTCGTTTCAAATAAGGTTAGAACAGTCAATTCAAAATCAAAAAACGCTTGAAGGCACTATTGAAGAGCAAAATAATAATATAAAGAAAACTATTGAGAACCATAATCTTATGATTTCTCAAGTAGAGCGCCTACAAAAAGAAAACATGGAAGCGCAAAACGAGGTTACGAGGATTAAAAAAAAATTTTCAGAACACGATCTAAATGTTCTATCTATGAAGAAGCCTTTGTTGGTAGAGAAGATCGTGAACAGAGCGACTCAAAAGGTTGGTAAAGAGCTTGAACAAATTACTTCTAGCCTTAATTCTGTTTCTAGTTAGCGGATGCTCTTTAACAGGAAATAGAAATATTCCAGAAGTTGCGCCTGTTGAAGTTGTTACCATAGAAAAAAAGGCACCCGTTTATCACCCGCCTCTTCCAGCATCAATTCAGTCTGTTCCTGTTGAATGGACAATATTAACTCCAGATCGCATGGAAGAGTACATAAATGATTTAAAAAAAGGCGAAGCTCCAGCAAATGTTTGGTATTCGTTAACGACTAAAGGATATGAAAATTTATCAGCTAATATGGCTGAAATTAAAAGATATCTAAGACAAGTTATTAGTATTGTAAAATACTATAAAGAGCTAGATGAGGAGCCTTCTAAAGATGAATGAAGCGTTAACAGAATATATGTTAAAAAGAACTCCTAGGGTTCAGGAGTCTTTAAGAAAAGCTACAAAAGGAATGACCGATCAGCAGCAACAGGAGTTTTTAGCTGCAATGCAGTTTGGTGATACTGAGTTTCAATCTGAAATAGCCCCTTATATGCCTGAAGGATCGACTATTGATCCTAGTAAAGCAGCACTTGTTCCGCTTCCTTTGGAGCATAGAGAAAAAGGATACGATTACAAAGGAATGGCAAGAAGAGGAAGTGATGAAGTTTTAAAAATGAATGTTCCAGGTGGAAAACAAATTGATATTCCTGGTAATAGAGTTTCAGCTCTTGGTGCTATTAATGCAAATCCTCAAGTGTATGCACATGAGTATAGGCATTTTGAAGATTCGGATGCATTTTATGAAACCAACAATAGACTTCTTGATGTGTTTGCCTCTAGGACTAAAACAGATTTTAAAAGAGCAGTTGCAAGTCTTGCTGATGCTGCTTTGTATGAAGCTCAAAAAAATGCAATTGCCGCTGGCGATGAAGAAAAAAGCCAAAGTTATAAAACAACAGAAAATGCTTATTACTCGGCAAATAGTAAAAATCCTAGTATTAAGGAACTTGATTTAGCGTTAGACGATTTATTAACTAATGATCCGTATATTAGCCGTCAACTTCAAAAGGTAAACAATCTTATTTCTCTTGGAAATATTGAAGCTCCCGCTGTTGGCCCTCAATACGAAAGATTTCTTTCTAGCAAAAAAGAAAGAAAGCAAGAAAAAGAAAGAAAGCAAGAAATAAAGGATGAGGGTTATGAAGGCGCTGGGTTTTTGCCTATGGATTTTAAAGAAGGCGGAAGGTCTAAATTAATATGAAAATAAGTGAGGATGGTTTAGAGCTTATAAAAAAGTTTGAAGGTTGCGAAACTACTGCTTATCAAGATAGCGTTGGTGTGTGGACGATAGGATTTGGTCATACCAAAGGAGTTGAAGAGGGTCAGACTTGTTCAATAGAAGATGCAGAGTCAATGCTTGCTGATGAGATGGATGAATACGAAGGCTATATTAACAATATGGTTAAGGTTGAACTTCAGCAGCATGAGTTCGATGCGTTAGTTGCATGGGTATACAATCTTGGCCCAACCAACCTTGGCGAAAGTACAATGTTGAAAGTGCTTAATGGAGGTCAGTTTGATCGTGTGCCAGATGAGATGAATCGGTGGACTCGTGCTGGTGGAAAGATACTTGAAGGCTTAGTCAGAAGAAGACAAGCGGAGTCTTTAATGTTTCAGAATTTGGATTGGAGACAGGTTTAAATGCCTCTAACCAAAATACAGTTTGCTCCTGGCGTTAACAAAGAGGGAACTGAATATACAGCGGATGCTGGTTGGTTTGATTCAGATAAAGTTAGATTTAGAAAGGGTCGTCCTGAAAAAATAGGAGGCTGGGCTAAGTATTCATCTAGTTCATTTCTTGGCGTTTGTAGATCGTTGCATGATTGGGCCTCATTAGAGTCTATACGGTATATAGGTGTCGGGACTCATTTAAAGTTTTATGTTAATCAAGGCTCAAGTTACCACGATGTAACGCCCATAAGGTCTACAACATCCGCTGGAGATGTGACGTTTGCAGCGACAGATGGTAGCTCTACTATTACAGCAACAGACACTGCTCATGGTGCAAATGTAAATGACTTTGTGACTTTTTCTGATGCAGCTTCGTTAGGTGGCAATGTCACCGCCGCTGTGCTTAATCAGGAATATCAGATTGCCTCTGTTCCAACGGCAAATACATTTACATTTGTAGCTAAAGACACAAGCGGAACCACTGTTACTGCAAATGCCAGCGATAGCGGCAACGGAGGCAGTAGCACTGTTGGTGCTTATCAGATTGGTGTAGGTCTTAACGCTTATGTAGAAGGTACTGGTTGGGGTGCTGGAGCATGGGGCGAAGGGACATTTGGATCTGTAAGTTCGTTAAGCGCATCTAGTCAGCTCAGACTGTACAGCCAAGATAACTTTGGAGAAGACTTAGTATTCAATGTTAGGGCTGGCGGTGTTTACTATTGGGACGAATCTTCTGGTACTGGTAATAGAGCCGTAGCATTAAGTGCGCTTTCAGGGGCATCTAATACTCCAACCGTCGCATTACAGGTTATGGTGTCTGATGTGGATCAGCACGTTATTTGTTTTGGCGCAAATCCAATAGGGTCAAGCAATATAGATCCTTTGTTTGTTAGATGGTCTGATCAAGAAAGCGCAGCCGATTGGACTCCAACTGCAACCAATACCGCTGGTGGAGCGAGAATAAACTCTGGCTCAACTATTGTTGGAGCAGTTCAATCAAGACAAGAAATATTAATTTTTACTGACGCAAGCTTGCATAGCATGAGGTTTGTTGGTTCACCATTTATATTTCAGTTTAGTACGTTAAGTACTGATATATCCATGATATCGCCTAATGCTGCGGTAAATGCCAGAGGCGTTGTTTACTTTATGGACAAGGGTAACTTTTACACCTACAACGGTGCAGTTCAACCGTTGCAATGTAGCGTATTAGATTATGTATTTAGCAATCTAAATTTAAGTCAGGCATATAAAGTGTTTGCTGCTGAGAATAACGCACATTCGGAGGTTACTTGGTTTTATCCTATTGGAACTGGCGATACAGAAATTACCAACTATGTCACCTATAACTACGCAGAAAATCTTTGGTCTGTTGGCACATTGGTTCGAGGGGCATGGATAGGCGCGGCTACTAGAGACAATCCTTTAGCCTCATCTGTTATTACTACTACAGATGCAAATTACCTGTATAACCATGAAACAGGCTATGATGATGATGGATCTGCAATGACCGCATATATTGAGTCGGGAGATCTAGAACTTAGCGATGGCGAAGTTTTCACCTTCATCAAAAGAATTATTCCAGACTTTAACTTTAGTGGATCTTCTGGAGAAGCCTCATTAGACATTACGCTTAAAGGAAGCAATTTTCCCTTGGAAGACGCATCTACTTTATCAACCTCGACTATTACTAATAGCAGTACCCAGGCTTTTGTGAGAACTAGAGCTAGACATTCTATTGTTAGATTAGAAAGCACTGGAGCTGGTTACGGCTGGAGACTTGGTGATTTAAGATTAGATATGAGAACAGACGGTAGAAGATAATGGCATCACAAAGACAAGAACCATTGCCTATACCCGCACAAGAATATGATGCGGAAAACGAAAGACTTAATAGAAGAACCATTGAGCTTGCCTTTCAGACTATGGAGAACGATGTGCAGCTTGCCAAGACGCAAGGTGACAAAGATGGATCTTTGGCTATGCGTCGATTCCAGTTTCTTTTGATGGGTGCATCTTGACAGATGTACTTAAAGTATTAGGTCAGGTTGCTCCTTCTGCGACAACAGCAACTACCTTGTATACGGTTCCAGATCTGACACTAACAACAGTTAGCTCGTTAGTTGTTTGCAACAGAAGCGGATCAGGGGTTACCTATCGCGTTTCTGTAAGGGTTGCTGGCGCAGGCGCAGACAACAAACAATTTTTATTTTATGACAAAGCGTTAGCTGCTAACGCAACTGATACCCATGTGATCGGTATGACATTAAATCAGACTGATGTAGTTACAGTTTATGGAAGTGATGGCAATTTAACATTTAACCTATTTGGGGTGGAAACAAGTTAATGGCAGAAGAACAGCCTAAAAGGGAATCTTTTTTACCAGAACAGCCTCCAAATACTATTTTAGAAATGGGGATGTATGAGGGAGATTCTCCTGATCAAATTGCACAAAGACTATCTAAGTTTGCTCCATATGGAAGTGGAGAAACTACAAGCTATATGGTAACTAACAGCGCCACATCTCCTAATGAAAAAAATAATTTAACAGTATTTAGAGAAATAGCTAAACAGGTTGGACTTCCAGCGGAAAATATTAAAGAAGCAAAAGCAATATTTGATTATGAAGTCAGACAAAATGGTTTGGAATTTGCGGTAGGTGGGCTATTAGAAAGATTTGGTAGTATGAGTATGAGTGAGCCTTATCTAGCACAAGATCCAAGAGATTATATGGTGTCTTCGATGTCAGAAATGGTATCTGGAACAGAGCCTTTTGCACCCGAATCTGGGGTTTTGTATAAAGGCCCAGAAGATGCCCCTACAAACGAAGAATTAATTAACAGGTTTGAAGCTGAAATGGCTCGTAGAGGCAGAGACACAGGTCAAGGATCTGTTGCTACAGGCGCAGAAGTATTAGCTCAAAATTTTCAAGAAGGTGGGAGATTACCTAATATGAATCAACAATACCCAATGCAGCCTATGGCTAACCAAATGGCTCAATATGGACGATATGGCGATAGCATGATGGTTCATATGAACCCCATTGAGGTTCAAGGAATAGCTGCTTTATCACCCACTGGCCAGCTAACTCGAAACCCAGTAACAGGACAGCCGGAAGCTTTCCTCCCTTTCCTTGCTCCGTTGCTAGGAAGCTTTCTTGGTAAGGCAGCACTGGCAAAAACAGGTGGATTGTTGGCTGGTAAAAGTGCATTGGCTGGAGCCATAGGATCTGGTCTAGCAACAACCGCTGTTACTGGAGATATAAAGAAAGGATTGCTTTCTGGTATTACAGGATTTGGTTTAGGTAAAGCCTTAGGTGCTGCCTCAGAAGCTTTATCTCCAGAAGTTGCTACTGCTGCCGAAAATTTGTCTGGCTTAGAAGGTCAAATTGCCAGCGGTTCGGACGCAATAAAACAAGCAACTACGACATTAGGCGGTCTTACAAAAGGAACGCCAGAGTATCTAGCGCAAGCTGAAAAATTATCTAATTTACAGGCAGCGCAATCGGGCTTAACTGGAGCAATAGACACTGGATCAGGTCTTACTACTCCTTTAGATATTGCCAAACAAGGAGTAACAGACGCTCAACAGTTAGCTAGAGGAAGTGCTGGGAGTTTGTTTAGAGAGTCTCCTGGGGCCTTTACTAAAGAATTTGGAAGTCAGTTGATGAAACCAATGAATTTAGCCGCTGTAGGTGTTGGCGAAGGTCAATCGGCTGCATTAGATGCCCGAAGGGAAAACGAAGAAAGAAACAGAGCTTATGAAAGAGAAGAAGAAGCTAAGCGTCAAGAAGCCTTAGCTAATATAGAAGAGGCTTATACTCAACTTGAAAGAGATTATCCAGATTATCAAATAACAAGAGGTGCTGCCGCTGGGGGTATTGTTTCTTTAGATCCTCAAAGATACACAGATACTGTAAATAATGTTTACCAGCTTGCTGGTGAAAAACCTGTTTTGAATTATCGTAATGGAGGCCCCTCTTCTTATATGTCTGAGGTGCTATCAAATATTGATCCTGCAAATATAGGAGCATTTAATCCAATAAATCTATCTGGTGGGGCTGCTTCTAGACAGTCTGGAATACGAGGATCTCAATTAATTTCTCCAGAAGATCTTGCGGGATATAGACCTGGTTTTGATCCTGAGATTAGTTATTTTACAGAACCTCCTAAAGAAACTACCGCTGATACGCAAGCTTCAAGTGCAGCTCAAACTAGTTTTGCGGCAACTGGCCCTGATGATTATATTAATCCTTATGAAAATATGTCCTCTTATTTTGGAGAAGATGTAACTGGTGTTAATCCTGAAGATTATAATGAAGTTGTAAGCGATCTTGACTACAGAAGAAGCAGAGGAATGTTTGGAAGGCAGGGTGTTAGACAACAAAAGAAACTTAAGGAAATGAATGAGCAAATTGAAGAAAGTTTAAAGAATCCTCCTGTTGATTTATTTGCCCAGCCAGACGGATCAGTGAGGCCCACTGGATCCTCAAATGACTTACTATCATCATCTCCTTCTTCTTATCAGAGGATGGTTGATTTAGGTTTAACTGATGGGCGAATTTCGGCTGGATTTGATCAGGGGGGCATAACTTCTTTGACTCAAGAAAATCTTAATCCAAGAATGCCGCAAGAAAAGCCTGTTATACAAGATGATTTTTCTGAGGTAGATATGGGTGCCATGACTGACACTATGAACGCAAATGGCCAAGCTTTAATAGATAGAACTGTTATGGCTATCGCTGGTCGTCTACCTGAAGATGAATCTCAAATGGTTATTAATGAGTTTATTGAGCAGTTTGGGCCTGAAGCATTTGCACAGCTAAGAGATCGTGTTTTAACTGAAATTGTTCCTAACGCTCAAACTCAAGGCGAGATCGTAGGTGCCGGAGGTGGGATGGATGACATGATACCTGGAATGATCGGTGATCAGCAGCGTGTTGCTGTAAGCCCAGGAGAGTATATTGTTCCCGCTGATGTTGTTTCTGGGATAGGAGATGGCAGCACAGATGCTGGAGTTGATGAGCTTGATCAGATGCTTGACAGGGTAAGAGAAGAAAGAACTGGGATGACAAGACAGCCTCCCAAGCTTGCTAGTGCTGGAGGAGTGTTGCCAGCATGATTAATGTCGCAGGCGTTCTTGAAGTAAAGCAATTTAGAGATATTTCTAGAGAACCTAAGGTTCGCAAAAAAACCGATCACAGAGAAAAAACTCATACTATCGCTTTAGTTCCCCCTAATTATGTTTCAACATTATGGCCGGATGTAGAAGGCCAGTTATCCAAAGCTGTTGCTAGATCAAAAGGTAGATGGACGATCCCCTCTTTGTACGAAGCGATTGTTGGTGGTCACCAGCATCTTTGGGTTGCCTTTAACTCAGAAAAAGAAATAGACGGTGTCGGCACTACCGAATTAGTTAACTACCCAGAAAAAAGAATGCTTTGCGTTCAGTTTCTTGGAGGAAGAAACTTTAACGATTGGGTTTGGGATATGGTAGAAAAATATAATAGTTGGGCAAAAGACAACGATTGTTCAGGTATTGAAGCTACTGCAAGAGATGGATTTTGGAAATGGCTTCAACAAGACGGTTACGAAAAATCATATGTAGTTTATGAAAAGAGGATTGACTGATGGGCAAAGGAAGCAAAGCGCCTAGTGGGCCTCAAGAGGTCGTACAAACAACAAGCAACCTACCAGAGTATGCTCGGCCTTATTTTACAGAAATGCTTGGTCGTACTATGTACGAAACCACAAGACCTTATGAGACATTTCCCGGCCAAAGGCTCGCAGACTTTAGTGACTTTGAGCAAGCTGGTATGGCTGGAATGTACGACATGGCAAGGAGGGGAGATCCAACAGAGGTAGGAATTGGATCTCAAGTTGCCGCCGACATAGCTCAAAATTATTCGCCAGATGCAGTATCTTCTGGTTACACCGCTGGAGCAATAACACCAGGATATCAGGCTGGAGATATAACCAATAGATTTCAGGCCGGTCAAAGAAATGTTGGCTATGATCCTACGCAGTTTAATGTTGGGTATACCCCAGGAACCATGCAGATGGGTTACGGCCCTACAGACTATCAGTCTGGATATGCTGCTAGTCAATATGCAGGCCCAACATTTGAAGCTGGGACAAGTACAGATCCTACTCAGATTCAAGATTACATGAATCCGTACACTCAATTGGTCACTGATATACAGAAAAGAGAAGCAAGAAAACAATCAGATATATCTGGAGCAAACATAGCCCAACAAGCAGCTCAAGCTGGGGGTCTAGGAGGCTACAGAGAGGCTATAATGCAGGCTGAAAGAGAAGGTGACCTAGCGCAGCAGCTTCAAGATATTCAGGCCACAGGCGATCAGGCGGCGTATCAGCAGGCAATGCAGGCTATGGAGGCAGATCGCGCTGCCAGACTACAAGAGGCGCAAATGGGTCTTTCTGTTCAACAACAACAGGAAGCGGCAAGACAGGCCCAAGAGGCTGCGCGGCTTGCTGGAGCTACATTTCAAGAAAGCAGTCAGGCTAGACTGCAAGACTTTAAAAATCAGCAGTTTCAGATGGAAGAACAGGCGAGACAAGAAGCTGCTCGAATGGGATTGTCTGCCCAAGAAGCTGAAGATAGAGCCAAGCAGGCTGGTGAAGACTTCCGACAAAAACAGTTTGCCCAGAATGAAGAGCTTAGGATGGCTCAACAGCAAGAAGATCGGGCTGTGTTTGATGCTCAAGAAAGAGCCAGACAAGAAGGTGCTAGGCTTGGTCTTAACGCCCAAGAAATTCAGGAGCGTGTTAATCAAGCTGAGAATGAAGCAAGGATGAGGGCGCAAGAGCTTAATATTGGAGCCAGAGAACGAGGCACGGGGATGAGAATGGATGCCGCTAGATTTCTTGGAGATCTTGGCTCTCAAAGACAACAAATGGAATTTGATAGATTTAGAAATCTTCAGGCCGCTGGTCAAATGCAGCGTGAGCTTGCCCAGAGAGGTTTGGATATTGGCTATCAGGACTTCTTGAGGCAACAAGCATTCCCAAGAGAACAGCTATCATTCTTTAGTAATATATTAAGGGGCTTACCGATTACCCCAGGATCTACTCAGGCAACCTATGGAGAAAGAACAAGCCCCTATCAGCAGGCGCTTGGAGCTGGAATAGGCGGTGTTGGTCTGTATAACGCATTGCGCGGAGGTCGTTAGTGAATATTTTTCAGCAAGAAGATGTGATCAAAGGGATGCCCGATCAGGCCCTTATGAAGGAAGCGCAAGCTCCCACTGGGAGAATTCCTCAGTATCTTGTTGTTTCTGAAATACAAAGACGAGCAGATATGCGTAAGCGTTTTGCTGGAGAACAGCAAAGTATGCCTCAGTCAACAATTAAAGACCAAATAGTTAGCGGTGGCATTGCGAGCTTGGGTCAGCAGGGTCAGGCTCCTAGGGGTGGAATGATGCCTCAAATGCCTGCCGCACAGCCTATGCCCCCACAACAGTCCATGCCTGTCCCTCCCCAGCCGATGCCCCAGCAAATGCCTCAACAGGCTATGTCTAATGGTGGTGTTGTTAGGATGTCTAGTGGTCAAGACACCTCTTATTTTACTCCTCAAGGAACTACCTTGGAAGAGTTGGCAGAGAGTATGTATGACTATCAAAGGCCAAGATCAGGCCCAAGAGGCAGAAGGGAAGGAGAAACAAGATCGGAAATGATAGGTAGGATTTTAGGCCCAGACGCTTATCAACCCCCATCATTTCTTGCAGGCCCAGGAGCCAGACCTAAATTTATTCAATCTGCGGTAGAAAGCGGAATGTTAGAGCAGTATTTACCCAGAGAAGAAGATCAGTTTTTAGAAAATAAAGTAGAAATTCCTAAAGCTATGGAAGGCTATGAAACAAACGAAGGAATGTTCGCTCCAATAGGTGGAACCCTTGCTGATATAGAAAAAATAAATTTACCATCTGCGACGACCATAGATAAAGAATTATTTAAGGCGGGATCTAGTGACAAATCTACTAAAGATAAAGTAAATCAAGATATCAATAAACGGAGTGTATTTGAAAAAGGCGCAGAGATTTTAATGCCCGATGATGGAGACTATTCTGCGTTAACTGAAAATTTTGAGATAGACACCAGCCCTATAAAAGCCGTTTCAGATAAATTTAATCCTATTCTTGAGGAATTAAAAAACAGACCTAAAGCAGATTATCGAAGTTTAATTAAGGAAAGAACGCAAGATTTTATGCAGTTTGCTCCAGACTACGAGGGCCTTATTACAGATCAGGAATTAAAAGCAAAGAAAATAAGAGAAGACGCAAGAAAAGATGCAGGCGCTCAAGCATTAATACAGCTTGGTGCAGGGATACTGGAAGGTAATGTTGGCGAAGGGTTGAGGGGAGCCGGTAAAGTTTCTTCAGAAATTATGGCTCAAGCACGAGCAGAGGCTTCTGCCGAAGAAAAGCTTGCAAACACCATGAAACTGTCTGAAAAAGAAGCCCAAATGAATCTTGGGATTATGGGAGAAGAGGCAGCTCAAAGACAGTATGACAGAAACACTGATTTAATTATTCAAGAATATGCTGATGACAGAGCGGCTGAGCTAACTGCTGCGAATGTAAGGGCTGACATTGCTAAGGCACAAATTGACGCAGAAACTTCTGTGGTTCAATTAATTTATAACGCTCAATCGGACAAGAGACAATTTCATTTAGATAAAATAGTTAAAGCTGCCGCGATCCAAAGATATGACGATCTTAGAAAAGAGGAAAACCAAGCGACTCTCAGAGCAATTATGCAGCAAATACAAGATCCACTTGAGGAGTGGCTTTTAGATTACAGAAGGTCAATTAAAGGTAAAAATGTACCTGTGGAGCAAATGCAAAAAGATATTAATAAAATTATTAATACATTCCTTACTGCATATGGTCAAAAACCTGTTCCTGTTGGAGGCAAAGAAGAAGATAGCCTTAGTGTTTCTAAAGAGACAAGTTCTTCTAATGATACCAGTGCGAATAAAAGCATTGACTTTAGTGAGCTAAACTAATGCCAATGGATGTTACGCTTCCTAACGGAACTGTAATTAGAAATGTTCCAGACGGCACGGGCAAAGAAGAAATAAAACAAAAAGCTATTGCTGGCGGCTACGCTACATTGGCTGATTTTGGCGAGGAAATTGGCACCTTAGAATATGCTGCTCGAATGCCTTTAGAGGTAACCAAGGGAGTTACTAGGGGATTTACCAAGGGTCTTCTTTCTTCAGCTTCTGGTCTTGCAGAAATAGCAGATGCTGCTACAGATTACATTGGCGCTGAAGATCTTATAGATAGCGGCAACGAAAATTGGTTAATAAATCTTGCCAATCAAGGCAAACAAGCGATAGATGAAAATCTTGGTATTGATGAGCAGTATAAGGATAGTTATCTGGTCAAGCTTGGTGAGGGCCTTGGATCTATTGGATCCATATTTGTTCCTGGTGGAGCCGCTGGTTTACTTGGCAAAGCTGCCGCTGGTGCGAAAGCTGCAAAGTATTCTGGTTTAATTGGATCTGGTTCGGCGGGTGTTGGCCTTGGGGGTCAAGAACAGGCTGATAGGATACAGGCTGCAAGAGCAAGAGGTATAGAAATATCAGATGATGACGCTGATCTTTCTGTTCTTGCCGGTGGACTTGTCGGAGCTAGTGAGGCTTGGAGTCCTTTAAGGGTATTGAAGAAGATAAGAGGAATAAAAGAACCTGAAGAAAAACTTAAAGGTCTTAAGAAAGATTATGACAATGCAGTAAAAGAAGGTAGAGAACTCGATGCGGCTCGTATTCGCAATGATATGTACAGGCAAAGCAGAGAGATCAACAAAATAAAAGATGGATATCAAAGATTATCGAGTGCTGTTAGAGAAGGATCTGTTGAGGCTTTTCAGGAAGCTGGGGCTGGATTAGCTCAAGATGCAATACAGTTTGGAATGTATGATGAAGATGTTAGCTTTGGCGATTCATTGTGGGATGATGTTACTGTTGGGGGTGGCGCTGGTGCATTGCTCGATCTTATTGCTACTGGTTCTGCTAATCGAAGGAGTAGGATTACCCGTGAAGTAGAAGAAGAAAAAGAAAAGCAATTACGCAAACAAGAAGATATTCAAGTTGAAGAATATTACGACAGAGCAGATAAGGCCAAGCTTGCTTTTGAAGACAAAAGGGCAAAAGAAGAAAGACAGAAAAAAGTAATGCTAGGGATGGTTGGCTCTCCAGAAAAGCTGCCAGTTTCAATTAATCCTTATGAGGGTATAGAGGCAACAAAAGTTGGAGATCAAATAATTGTTTTTGACGCTGACGGTAATGCCAGAGCAACAGATGTTATTGACGTTGAACAAGATGGTGGTTTAGTTGTTAAAGGGTTAGATGGCCAGCGACAGATAGTTGGCTTTGATACTCCGTTAGAAAACGCAAGCAATCCTGACTTTGTTATGTTGTCTAATTTTGGCGTAAAAGACGTTGCCAATAAGAAGGTATCTGAGCTGTCCGATGAAGAGCTTAATAAGCTTGAGTCTAATATCTCAAGGATCTCAAAAGAAGATAAAGACTCTGGTCAAGAAGTTGATCAGGTCAGATCTAATGCCTTGGCAACAAATCTCAGTGCCGTTAAAAATGAAAAAAGAAGAAGGCTCTATGATTCTTTCGATCCAGCCGCTGAGTACAAGGGAGATAAAACAGAAGACTCCGAAAAGGCGGCTGACTACGCTAGTCAATTAGCTAGAGATGCAATAAGAAAAACAGATACATTTCCTGAGGTTGGCAGTTTTGTAGTTGTTGAAGAAAAAAGAGGTGCCGAAGGTTCTGTTTTTAAGGTTGTCCACACTGTGTCTGGTCAGCAGTATGGAACAGACTCAAGGACAAATGAGTTTGCTATTCATTTGGCATCTAATTTAAACAACGAGTTAATTAATAGAAAAATAAATAGTGCTGTTTTAGATGCTATGGACATATCCCCAGAATCCTATACTGAGGAGCAAGGGGAAAGCATATACAGAATAGGTCAAATACTTAACAGACCAAAAAGATATACAGTTACCAGTGCTGCATTGAATGAAGCCGCAGGCACCACTACTTCGCCTAAGTCTAAGTACATGGAGGATATGAGCTTAGATAATCTTCATATTCAGACGTATGGTGTTGGCCCTCTTAGAGATAGAGGGGAAAAGATATACAAAGATATTCCCAACTTAACGGCCTCTCAAGAGTTAAACCTTAAGCGAGTCAGACAAGGTTTAAGAGAAGTAGATGAGTTTACTCTTGATGAAGCCAAAGAAATATTAGGCGATAAATACTCAAACCTCTTTGATGTCCTTATGGATGCCAAATATCCAGACATGAAAGATGTTAGAGAAGCTTTTGGCACAGTGGGTGTCGATGTTGCCAGAAGCAGAGAGCAGTATCAGGATGAGAAAAGAACTAGAGAAGATCTAAAGAAAGCCTTAGTTGATAAGAATATTCTTTCAGACATTGACTCCCCAGAAATAAAATACATATTCAAAAGAATAGTTAATGAACCTGATATTAATAAGATGAGTCCATCTCAAAGACAATATCTTATTAATGAAATACAGCGAACATTTCCAAAAGTTGCAGAGCCAGTATCCCTCCCAAATTTTACCCCCAAGCCTTACACCGCCAAACAATACGATCTAATTTTACGAGATGTCATTGCTACAGGAGATGGTAGCCGAGCAAACATTGAAACAATTATCAGTGAACTTTTCTTAGATGAGTTTGTTGGTTACAAAACTTCTACTATTGCGAAGTCAATATACGATGATTTGAAAAAGTCTGGCCTTATTGATGATTCAGATTTAGCAACCGTAAAGCCTATTGGTCTTCCAAAGCCAGATGATGATGAGCTAACTATAAGACCATATGATGAAGGTGTATCAGAAGAAGCCAAGCAGTTTGAAGAGCAGCTAAAACAAACCATGAAAGGTTTTGGTTTAGAGGATATTGGCCTAAGAGTTATGGATCTTTTAAAGATTGGCCCAACCACTAGGGAAGGCGAAGTTATTCTCACTGGTGATCCGAGAGAAACGTCTAAGGTTGCTGGGGCAGAGGGTTATTATCAGCCCAAGATCAGGTCAATTTTTCTTGGTTTAGACAGGGCCATCAACGATATAAAGGCAAACAGTAGAGATGATACCCCAGAGGCTAGAAGATCTGCTCTTGCCGACACACTAGACCATGAAATTCTTCATGCAATGAGGGATCTTGATTTATGGACTGAGCAAGAATGGTCTTTACTTGAAAATCTAGTTAGAAAAAAAACACATCAAGGAACTAATGAAACTTTTCTTGATAAAGCGCAAAGACTTTACGACGACAAAAGCGCGGTCATTCAAATGGAAGAAGCCGTTGCCGAGTTAATTCGCACAGCGAGAAAAGACAGGAGCTTTGTTACAGGCAAGCCTAGAAGTCTGATAGAAAAAATGTATGAGTTTATTGAAAAACTAAACAATGCATTAAGGGGTTCTGGATTCCAAAGCTTTAATGATATTATGGATCGCCTTGAATCAGGCGATATAGGCGCAAGAAAACGAGGAGAAATAAGAACACTCAAGTCCTTAGAAAAGAAGATAGGCGCTTTACCAGAACGAGATATCGGCAAAGAAATGGATGTTGCTGATGTATTAGAGATAGAAGAAAAAGAAAGAATCAGAAGGGAAGAAGAAGGTCTGCCAATTGATCTTTGGGAAAGCGACGAAGAATCTCAGATCTTAGCTTCAAGGATTGAAGACAGCCCTCCGAACATTATATTTGAAGTTGCCCCAGATCCAGACAATGTTAAGTTGACATCTGAGTGGAACGAACTAGAGCCGTCTGCCAAAGAAGAAATATCTAACATTGTAAGTGAAGAAGTTGTTGGTGATTTTTTAAGCAGCATAAATGTTCCTTCTTTATTTTCAATTCAAGTTGGATCTTATCTTGAAGATACAAATCCCTCGTTTGCTGTTTCTGTAGATACAAACGATCCACTAGGGATAACCAAGCAAATTGGTTTTATGTTAAACCAGCAATCAATGATAACTGTCGCGAGTAATCCATTCCCAGGTTTAGACAAAACAGAATCTGTTATTGTTTCAGTTAATACAAACAGCCCACTAGAAATTCAAAAAATATATCAAGAGCTAAGAGGGATTACAGTTGAGGGTGACCAGCCAATAGGTGGGCAATCAACGATTAACGGTCAAATGGTTATCTTTAATTATTCAGGCTTGCCGAATAATCAGCTTGCAGATCTGGTAGATAAAAAGCTTAATGGTGTTTATGAAGTTGCAGAAGGAGATGCATACACTGCGTTTCCAGAAAAAGAGGATTATGACTATGCGAACCCGCAAGAAGACCCCTCAGGAAATGAGGGATATATTAGGAGGCAAAGCCGTTATTATCGCACAAAGGCCCAAGAACTTCTCCAACCCAGCAAGTACCAAGCGGTTTTTGGACTTGGAAAAAAATACAGACCTGAAGATTTAACAAGCGATACTGATGACGTTCTTTTTAGCAGAAGGAAGTCCAGCACCCCTATTGAAAGTGCAGTAGATTTAGCAAATAAAAAGTATTCTGATTACAACACAAGAATAGAAGAAGAATTTTTTAAGCGGTTCTGGCCTAAGCTTTTGTCTGAAGTGAAGGGAACTGTTTCTACAGATAAAGTTAGAACTGCCGCTAAACGTGCAAACAAAGACATTAAGAAATTTGTACATGATAACCCAAGGTACAGAGATTATTACAATCAGGATATGGCTGCTGTTCGCAAGCTTTTGGGAGATCACCTCAGATCAAAGTATGGAAAGAATATTACTGATGAAGACTTGCGCCTTTATCAGTTGTTCAATGGTCTTAATTCTGCCAACACAAAACTGTCTTCCAATGTTGGAGATGCCATAAATGTTTTTAATTTGTTTCAGGAGAAAGGGAATCTTGATGACATTGTTTTAGGTCTAAGTAAGAAAGGCAATGTCGTTATCATTGATTCGCCTTTTCAAATCTCAGGGACATCTTCTCCGATCAAGGGGCGATCCTTAAAGGCTGTTGACAGATTAATAAAACTTAACAGTAATCGAAAAAATCCTGTACAAGCGACTGTTGATTTCCTACATGAAGGGGTTCCATTAAAAGAGCTTCAGCAATTTAACAGACAGATGGGCTATAAGAGCAATGTAACTGACATCAAAGAAATAAAATCTCTTGTCATGGATGCAACTGGACAAGACGAATTAATTCCAAGAATGTTTATTTTTGGTAAAAAAGTTGGGGCATACACATTAAATCTTACAGGAGATCATAGATATACAACTATAGATATCTGGGAGTCTCGATTCATAAGAACTTATTTTGATGATCTATTTAAAGAACGAACTGGATTGCCAGAGGTTGTTGATGAAGGTCTGTTGTTTCAGGATTTTTCAAAAAAGTTTGGCGAAGAATATGAAAGATTAAATGGTATTAAACTAGCACCATCTGCTCTTCAGGCAATGCGCTGGTTCTATATAATAGACGCATCAAGAAGAGCTGGATATTCAGGAGCATCAACCAATGAAACAATCTCAGAAATCACAGACAGATACCTCAATCGACCTAGAGGAGAACGCAAGGAGAGCCGGAGACGCAGCGATGGAGAAGTTGCTGGCCAAGTACAAACAGAAGCAGAGAAGGCTTCAAAACAAAAGATAGACTACGACATCCTTGAGTCAAGAATAGATGACTCTGAAAGAGCGGTTAATGATTTAAGTAACAGAAGTCCAGACAGCCCACTTCTTTCTATTGCCAATCAAAACCCAGAGATACAGAAATCTGTTTCCGATCAAACTCTTTTAGATGAAGAGCCTTTTTCTTGGCAGTCAATGAGCCACGGCCTTAAAGGATATGGAGCTTTTGATAGATTTGTTTATCAAATACAGGACAAATTTGTTGGCTTAAAAAATGTTAGAGATCAAATTAATCAGTACAGAAAGAGATCAGGGCTTCCCCCAATACATATCAAAGATGATCCTTATATTGGTGAAGAATCTATCCCTGGTAAAATTGGATTTAAGACAAGAAAGTTTGAAGAAGAAAGAAAAAAGCCGTTGGCTAAAAAGCTTGCGGATCTTGGTTTAACACTTGATGAGGTTGATGAGTTTTTAATATTGCGTCATGCAATTGAAAGAAATAATTTAATTGAAAAGAGAGACAGCGAAAGAGGTGTTGAGTCTAATCCTGGATCTGGTCAATTAAAGACAGGTGAATCGTTAACGAACAGCTTTGTCAAAAGAAAAATGTCTCAGCGTTATGATATGCAATGGAATGACGCAACAGGCGAGTGGTCTGGAGGTAACGCAAGGGCAAGAAAATTACTTGATGTTGCAAAGGACGCTGACCAGATCGTTCAGGAAACCATGCGTACCACCGTTGAAGGCGGTTTAATAGATCAGGATTCTGCTGATGCAATAATGAACACCTACAAATATTATTCTCCTCTTAGAGGAAAAGATATTGAAGATGACTACGCTGAAAATGTAATTACTGGGGCAAGCTTAAGCACAAAGGGTAGAGATGTTTTAAGGGCAATGGGTAGAACGTCTGCTGCACAATCTCCGCTTGGTCACATACTGTTAAATGCTGAACGCTCGATAGCCAGAGCAGAAAAGAATAAAAACTTTGGTCAAAAACTAGTTAATCTTGTAAAGAATAATCCTAATCCAGATTACTGGAGAATTATTAGCCCAGATGATCCTAACTACATCAGGGCCTTTGAAAAGAAATATACATACATTGGATCCGATCCAGACTTTCAAGGTCAAAAGTTTAATGAAATCCCAGAGGGGATGAGTAAAAAAGATTTTATTCAGCAAATAAAATTAGTGCCAGACAACCTGACACCAGCTTTCGACAAAGACTTAATAGGCGTAAAGATTGATGGCAAGCAAGTTTATGTAGAGTTACAGGATGCAAGACTAAAAGATGCCATAGTTAGTATGGATATAGGCACCGTAGACAACTGGATTCAAAAATTTGGAATGATTAATCGCTTTCTTTCTATGGTTAATACTTCTTTAAACCCTGAGTTTGTTGTCGGCAACTTTTCAAGAGATTTGCAAACGGCGATCTTTAATATCCTTGGTGAGCAGAATATGTCTCAAGGAAAAGCAAAAGATCAGCAATTGATAACCAGAGTTTTAAAAGATGTCATTCCGTCTATGGGAACTTTCTACAAAGGACTAAGAAGGTACGATCTAAAAGATGGAACTCTTAGAGGTAATTTGTCTGGTATTAGTTCACAGGATCAAAAAGACTTTGAAGAGTATTTGGCTTCTGGGGCAAAAGCTGATTGGTTTCATTCAAGGGATCCAGAGCAACAAGTAAAAACTATTAATGCATTAATAGATATGTCTCGTGGAACTTTTACAGGAGACTTTAGAAAACGATACACACAGATAATGGACTTTGTTGAAGATAGCAACTCTGCTGTTGAAAACGCTGTTCGGTTTGCAACATTCAAGGCATCAAGGGATGAGCTGTTAAAAGCTGGCGCCTCAAGAGAAGATGCTGTAGCAAGAGCGGCAAGTCTTGCTAAGAATTTGACGATAAACTTTAATCGCAAGGGAATGGCTGGCGATTTGGCAAATTCTTTTTATTTATTTTTTAATGCAAGCGTTCAAGGAACAGCCAACTTTGCCAGAGGATTGTTTGGGCCTAAAGGAAATCCATTTAGCAAGGAAGCAAGCAGAGCCAAGCAAGGCGCTGTTGCAGGGTTAATTGGTTTTGGCGCTTTATCTGCCATGAGAGCGGAAGAAGAGAGCGAAGAAAATCCAGAGACAGGCAGATCCTATTACTCGGAGATACCCGATTACATTAAAGAAAGAAACATAGTGGTTATGGCTGACAATGGCAGGGAGTATTACACGATCCCACTACCGTATGGATACAACGTCTTCCATGTTCTTGGCCAAAGTACCTATGAGATGATGCAAGAAAACATATCTAGAGAAACTGCAACAGCAAACATATTAAGTGCATTCTTTGGATCGTTTTCACCAATAGGGGTTTCTGCGTTATCTCCAATTCCTACAATAGGCCAACCTACTGCTGAGATTCTGAGGAACGAAAACTTTTTTGGATCACCAATTAAAAGAGAAAACTTTCCAACAGGAACCCCATATCCAGAGTCTTCATTGGCCAGATCCACAACTCGTACTGCATTCAAAGCTACAGCAAAATATTTGAATGAGCTTTCTTTCCCAGGATACGAAGGCGGTAACGTCAACGAGCCAGGATTGATAGACATATCACCAGATACTCTAGAGCATTACTTTGAATTTATTCTTGGGGGTGCTGGTACGTTTGGAATGAGGTCTCTAAACTTAGTTGAAAAAGCAGCCAAGAAAGAAGACATAGAGCTTAATGAAATACCGTTTTACAGAAGAATAAAAGGAGAGCCTGATGATCGTGAAAGTATGTCAGACTTCTTTGAAAGAAAAGACAAGATCAGACAAAAGATAAGACAAAGAGATAGCCTCTACGGAGATGAACATATTAGATATCTAGAAAAAAATGAGCCTTACTTTGATATGCTTCGCGATCTTGAGGATGCTGAATCTGAGTTAAGAGATTTAAGAGAAGAAAGAAATTCCTACAAAGAAGACGCTGCAATGTCTCCCAAGATGGCTAATGAATATGCAAAAATGGAAGAAGCTGTATACGACCAAATGAATTCAGTATATAACCGATTCAATAAAGAGTACGATAAAGTCGTAGGTAGGACAAAGTAAAACTCGGTGGCTGAGAGAATTGATCGGATGAAAATACCCTGCCGAGGGTAGCCGAGGCCGATACATCATTCTCTCTATTTGTTTTTGTCTCAACCAATTTAGCCAAGACTAGGAAAGGTCTGACACCACCGATTGCCTGACCCGTTTCCCCACGGCATCAAAGATACTAATTAATAGTAATCAATCCGTCCAACATCATTTGCTCCCATGTTTTCTTTAGCCCCCTCATCTGACACCTGAGTATTTCTTCTTTGGAGAGATCTGTTTTCCGTCTGCCATCGATTACATCGTGACACGAGGAGCAGCCATAGACCGCCCAGTAATCTGGCGACTTCAAAGCGATACCACTATTACTTGGCAAATGACAAAGTACAGTGGTCTCTGAGTTATTGTTGCAGTATGGATATATCTGCAATGTACACATCTTGCCTCTGGCAGATGTCCTCAGTCTGGACTTACTCATCAGGCAGACACCAGTAATCATCTCTGAAGTAACAGTCTGCTTCCATAATTACTTCACCTAAAACTCTTATAAGCGGCGGCGATACGGCGTTGCCTAGGGCTTTAATTCTGTGTACCCGATCTGGAACCCCATGAGCCATTCGCAAAATTCTGGGTTCAGGGATCCACGCAGCTTCCCATTCTCCGTGCTGTACTCCGAGGCCGCTTCCACCGCATCGCTCAATGTATTTGTCATCGGGTTCCTGCCAGTTTTGGCCATTGATTCTTGGCTCCTCGCTCCTTTGTATTCCCTCGTCGTAGGTGTGGGCCAGAACAAAAACTCTGTTACGGATGTGCCGTGCATCTTGGGCGCAAGCTGGCAAAATAAAAACTTCTGTGGTGTAGCCTTCACCTCCCAGTTCAGATAGCACCGTGTCGAGTTCCATATCGATGATCCCAACAACATTTTCGAGAGCAACCCAGTTCGGCCTGACCTCTTTAATAATCCTAAACATTTCTGGCCAGAGCGCACGGTCATCTTCCGAGCCGAGTCTGTCCCTGGATGCCAAGCTGTAGGGCTGACAAGGAAATCCTCCGCAAACAAGTCTGGCTGATCCTCTGTATTGTCTTCCATCTAGTTCCTCTATATTTGAATGTATCGGGACATCAGGCCAATGCTTTTGCAATACCTTTTGGCAGAAGGGATCTTTCTCGCAGAATGCAATTGTTTCCATCCCAGCGCCCTCAAGGCCCACAGAAAATCCACCGATCCCACTAAACAGATCAAGAACTTTCACGAGTTAATACGATTGATTCTCTGTGGAAGCCTGCTCTTTTTCTGCTCTCGTTACTTTTTTCCGAGAGGTTGTATAGCTGGTTTCTGTTTTTCGCTGTCCTGTGTCCGTGGAACCTAAGGTAATCAGCACTGATCCCTGAGGGGATCTGCTTTATCTCGCCTCCGTTCTTCACGAAATCATCCACCATATCTGCCAGTTCGTCACTCTGATCTTTCTTGCTCATCAACTTCTCCTTCAATCATGGCTACAAGAGTCTTCAATGAATCGTTTATACCTTGTAGCTCTTTAACAATAGTCTTTAAAATAATTACAGCCTCCTGGGAATCTTCCTCATCGACTTCGATTACTACTAGCTTGCTCACTTAATCGATACCACATTGTCGTAATCTTTTGGGGTTAGCTCTGGGAGACTAGTCGCGTCCTTAGACTCAGACTTCTGCTCCCTAATACGAAAGAATCCCTCGTGCTGCTTGTACATATTCATAAAACGTCTAGCGTAAAATGCCCTGTAGTTATTATTTAACTTGAAACTGTTAACACCATCGCCGCCAACATCTTTCTCCCACCGTATTCTCTCAAAAATTGCATTCACTGAGTAATGCTCATAGCCTTTATCGATCATCTGTTTTGTAAAATGAACGAACAGTTTCCAGACATCTGGGTTCTTTTCATGGAAAGCAATTACCTGTTCTCTCATCTCTTCTTTTCTTGTTTTCATTTTAAAATCATGCCTTAGCTTTTTGCTCCTCTGCCTTCTGCATCTTGGCGTTTGAGATAGCCTCGTCCCACACCTTTTCAAAACTGTCATCTTCCTTTTTGAGCAATCGGTTCAGCCCTTCTTCCATACTGAAGTCTAGTATGCAAGATGATCCGCTGCTGTCACCAAGAGACACATTCGGCTGGTATGACATAGCCGTGATTGCAGAGCCGCTGTTATGCACAAACTTTAGCCCTTCATTTGTTACCGTGTGGTATCCAAATCCAATGTGGCTAGTGCTTGAGTCAATAAACAGAGGCTCACACTCGTACTCAACCGTTGGTTTTTTCTTAGGCTTTGGCCTACCTTTCTTTTTCTTTTGGACGTTGTACTTGGGATCATATCTCCAGATCAAAACATCTTCCCAATAGGTCATTCTGCTTTTCAGACAAGACATAAGTCTGAAGTGATCGAAGTCTTTGTCTTTCGTATGTTGCCCTATCCTGTTATAAGGGTTAATACTTTGACCAACATAAACAACCTCGTCTTGTTTGAACAGAACATAGATCGTAGCTCCTGTCATGTTTTTGTGAATACTCACGCTACATACTCTAAGACAGTTAACTTCTGTCTCTTGGCTCTGGCACTGCAAACCCAATCTCTGCGGCAGTAATAATAAGTTGATCAATCAACTCACCGTACTTACTTTGAGTTGTGTCGTTGCTTCGTTTCAGCGGCCTTCGCCTGATCCCAAACTTGGTTGAGATCTCTTCGCTACCATACGCTCTACACAAAAGTTCTTCGTGCAGTTCATCGTGTGTCATGCCGCACCATCTAGCAAACTCATTGACCCACTTGCGGTAGTAGTTCTCTTGCTGTCGTGACCTGGATTTCTTGATCTTCTCAAATGTTATCCTGATCCCAAGGGGCATATCGGAGAGGAGAGCAGACAGCTCTCCCTTCCTTTTGTCGCTTAGTCCAGAAACAAACCTAGAGAGATCTATAATCTGGTCATGGTCGCTTGGTAGTATGTCGAAGCTGATCACTACCATTCATCCTCTGGATGCTCATCGGGGGCAGCTTTTTTGTTTTTCCTTGGCCCGAAATAAACCTCAGGCTTGCAGTACAAATAAGGCTTGCCATCCTGTTTGCTTTTCCCTTTCCACGCCGCGATATCGATCTGCAACTGAGGATGCTCGTTCTCCTCTCTTGCAAGTTCGTAGATTTGAATGAGGGCCTGAAGCTGATCCTTGGTTAATAACAGCTTGCCCACCATGTCAGGGCCTTTATCATTTCTCTTGAAATTGTTGTTGTTTATGTAAAAGGCTTCGCCTTTAGCGGTTTGGTTTTCCATCCTATGCTCCTCGTTTTTCTTTTTTGATTATCTCTAGCGCAGCTACATACTGAGCATGAAATTCTGGTTTATGTTTTTGAATCGCCTCGCGCAAAGTTTTGTTTGCAAGGTGATAGTCTTTTGCCTGATCAATTGCGGTTATGGTTTTCCCCTCTCTACCAGTACGAGGATCTACTTCCGTAAATGTTTCCAGACCCTGCATCCACTCGATCATCGTCGTGACGATGTGTTGAGTAAATTTGTCATCCCATTCCTCGACATTATTTGCGCTTGGAAGGTTGTCGCCCGACACCATCTCATCCTCTGAGGGTGCCTTCTCTTGATTGTTTTTCTTCGCTGCTTTTTCCTCCTTTAATTGCAATTTGACAGGCGGTAAGGTTTGTCCCTCAACAGGATCACCCCTCCCTGCTAGGGTAGTACCAGCCATGTCTCTTGGTGCGCTCTCCTGAAAGGCATCTGCCTCATCTTCAGAGTAGACATCTCCATGCAGACCAACCAGCTTCAGGATTACACGATCCTTAGCTCTCTTCTCAGCCATCGCAAATGGATATGAGTTCTTGTTGTTATAGGGCGCAGCCTCCCCGATGCTCCATTCTTGTTTGTCGCCCATCCGTCCAGTGCAAAGAACGACTGCCTCTTTGCCAGTGACATTGGCGCTGAGAACTTGTGGGGGATCAAAGACCACATTGCGTTTTGCAGCAACCTTTTCCAGAGCCTTGTGCAAAAGCACATAGGTGCCGTGACAATCCCATCCAGCTTCTGCTGAACTCATGCCAATGTCTTTGAGTACTTCGACAACTTGTTCGGGAATGTTGTGTTTCTTTTTCATGGTTCCTCTTTAGTTTTGTGATGAAAATGGATTTCTGCTATAGCCAGATAAATCCGTCCGATATTTTCTTGGTGTAACTTGGTAATCCTTCTCCAGCTCAAACTCCAATCTCTGGACAATTTCCAAAGGCTCCAGTTCCTGGTAAATCTTCATGTCCATTTCGAGAAGGTGACCGCTTTGCCACTCGAACTTTATAGTTCCAGACAGAATAGTGAACTTGAGTGCAGGGATCTTCACGATTGTTGTGATGCCCACGAACTTCTCGTAGATCTCCTTATCAGTCCCTAACATACACGATCTCCGCATTGTCCAGCACTGTCAGATGCATGACCTGAGTCTTGTATTCTTTAGGCATATTATTTTTTATGAACATGAAAGCCTCTTCCTTGATCTCGAAAGGCCCTATGATCGACATATTTTCTTGCTCGTCCATGACATGGACTACCCAGTGATCTGAATCACTCATTCGTTATCTCCTTAAATTGATCGCACCATTGATTTACTCGACACCAGTTCTGAACGCATCGAGTTGATTCTCCGACTCTCTTGTCTATGTAATGATCTGCACCCAAGCTATCGCGGTGTTCATTCGCCTCTGCTTCTACCTTGTGAACCTTGATGGCTCTAACACGATTCTTTTTCATCACCGCATAGGTAGTATCTTTCTGCCAACGCTCTTCATCACTGCAATGCGGCAATACTCCACCAGAATCAAACTCAAAGTCTGCGTCCTGATGCAAGGCGATCCTGTCTTGAACGTACTTGTCTTGCTCCTGTTCACACCACAACGGTATGTTAACAATCTCGATGGGTGACTCAGGATAGTTACCACCCTCTTCTGATTTTCTACGATTCCAATCCCTCAGGAACGCAATGATCCTAAGTTCTTTGACAGGCATTTCTTTGGCGTGGCGCACCAGCCATGCATAACAGTTCAATTGTTTGTGCCATTCTTTTTTATCGAATATCACAGACCACACACTGGTCACCTTGTAATCCGAAATGGTTACCTGTCCGTTGTCCACCTGTTGCAGATCGATGGCACCAGAGATCGTCCACTTGTCACGCTCAACAAATAGTCTTTCTTCTGAGATGCAATCATCAGCCTGGGTCGATCGTTCAAAGACTTCATGGACTGAGGTTCCAAATCGAGACCATATGAAATCGACTGCATCCTGTTCGATTTCTTCAGAGTGTTTCTTTTGCAGCATCGAGACCCTTGGGCTATCAATCAACTGTGTGATCGATATGTCGCTATCGCCACGCGAATAGGTATCGATGGTGAGCGCATTGACTACCACCTCTGGGAGGTTATGTTTGTTCGTTATCTTCATTCTATCTCGCAGTAATCATCTTGAAGTCTGTATATCCTGATTCCTTCCTTGCCGTTCTTTGTTCCTCTGTGAACCGAAAACGTCTTTTTAGGTTGCTCGTTCCTTAATCTCCAGATTCTTTGTCGGATCGCTCCGATTTTTCTGTTAGTCTGGCTGTTGCCGTCCGTCTTGAGGAAGAAAGATTTGCCGATGCCCATTGTTTTCAAAGTCTCGTTGATGTTGTCGGGCAACCTTTCTGGTCTCCGTGTTCGTGGGATCCCCACATCTTCTATGTGTATATCGTCTTCGCTTGATGTCATATTTAATTTCTCCGTTTGTTTCTTGGGCAACTACCCAGCGTCCTATCTTGCTCATAAACCGTAACTCATATACCCTCATACATAAATAGTATACAGTACAACATAATATGACAAGCATAAGATTTGAAATAGTCGGGGAGCCAGCAAGCAAGGCGAACAGTAGGCAACTTGTAACGATAAAAGGCAGACCCGCTTTCATCAAATCAAAAAAGGCGAGGGAATATGTGAAGGCGTTTCAGTTGCAATGCCCCAACCTAGAAGAAGAAATGCTTGAAGGGGATCTATGGGTAGACATTACCATCTACTACGCAAGTCGGAGACCTGATCTGGATGAATCCGTAATCCTCGACTGTATGCAAGGTTTTATCTATAAGAATGATCGCCAAGTAAAAGAGAAGTGGGTGCGATGGGGACTCGACAAAGAGAAGCCAAGAGCCGAAATATATGTAGGTACTTCAGATGACAGACCTCGAAACTAGAGTGCTGGTTCAAGCTATCAAGGATTTGGATGACGATAACCCGCGAGAGCGTGTTACAGCGGCTTTATATTTCATTGAGCGAAGACACGCCAAAGACTGTGACCACGCTGAGATCGACTCTGAGAGCCTCAGGCAGCGTGTTTTTGAAGTGTTAAAAGAACGAGGAGTAAGGAGGAAAAAGATGATTCAAGATATCTTAAAGGAGTTCTAAGTATACTACTTAGTCTTAGAGAACTCTTATTTATAATAATAAAGTAGAATACTTAGACTAAGTATACTACTTAGATTTTACGCAAAGTTATCAAGGGAAGATTAATGACGCAAGAAATAATGGATACTTTTTTGTCTACGATAGATTCAACAGGCAGATATATCTGTCCAGTTTGTTCACAAACCAGAAAGAAAAAAACAGAAAGAACGCTGTCGGTTACCGTCGAACCAGACGCTACCGTTTATATGTGTCACCACTGCGAGATCAGCGGTAGTCACAAACAAAAAGAAACATTTCGCCCGACAGTTACGGCAATCTCCGTACCAAAAAACGAGAACAACGAAAGCTTACATCTATTATCTAATTTTTTAGGTGAGCGGGGCATTAACTACGAGAGAGTTAAAGACAAATTTCAGATCGTCACAGCGAAAAGATATTTCAAATCCAAGGGAGACATCCTGGGAGGAGAGGTAGATGCGATTGGGTTTGTTTACGGTAAGAAAGAGGCGATCAAGTGGAGACCATTGAATGATAAAAGGTTTACTCAGGACGGCGCTGCGAGGATTTTTTGGGGGGTAGATGAGGCCCGTGCTGCGCCGGAAGCAAACACCATAGTAATAACCGAGGGAGAAATAGATGCTCTGAGCGTTGGGGCATCCATCATTGATGATCAAATAGTTGTCATGTCAGTTCCAAACGGTGCCCCGCAGAGGGTAAGCAATAGAAGAGTTGATCCATCTGAAGACAACAAATTCAATTACGTCTGGGAAGCAAAGGATCTGATCGAAGACTGCGAGAAAATAATCCTAGCCGTTGACTTCGATGAGGCAGGCGAGGCCCTTAGAGAAGAACTTGCCAGAAGGATCGGTAGAGGGAAATGTTATCAAGTTAATTACCCGAATGAATGCAAGGACATGAACGATGTGCTTGTTCGATATGGGGAAGGTGCGGTAAGAAAACTGGTCGATGAGGCGGAGCCGATGCCCTTGGAGGGGGTGTACATGGTGGACGACTATCGGGCAGAGGTAAACCACCTGTACAACAATGGGATTATTGGCGGATTATCCACAGGGATGGCCCCAGTTGACGACCTCTTCACCATAGTGCAAGGCCAACTCTCAGTGGTAACAGGTGTCCCAGGATCAGGTAAATCTGAGTTCATTGATCAACTCATGGTTAATTTGGCTAAGACTTACGATTGGAAATTTGCTGTTGCATCCTTCGAGAATCCCCCACCATTACATATAGCAAAGCTTGCAGAAAAAATTGTAGGCAAGCCCTTCTTCAATGGGCCTAACCAGAGGATGGATAAAGAAGAATCTGAACAGGTACTTGAATACATAAACGATCACTGGATGTTCCTCGAACAAAGATCAGGCGAGGCGGCTACCATTGATTCGATACTAGATCGGGCGAGATCCGCGATACTTCGCAAGGGTATCAGGGGTCTTGTGATTGACCCATATAATTACATTGCCAACACTACGGCGGCTGATAACGAGCATCAATCTATTAACGATATGCTGACTAGGCTCGTTAGCTTTGCCAGATCTCACGAGGTTCACATATGGTTCATTGCCCACCCTAGTAAGATGCCGACAGATCAGAGCGGGGCAACAGCGGTGCCTAAGGGAATGAACATCAGTGGATCCGCATCCTTCTTTGCCAAAGCAGATCTGGGTATCACCGTCCATCAGAATGCAAACAAAGAGGTAGAAGTGCATTGCTGGAAGGTTCGCTTCAAGTGGATCGGATCAACTGGGAAATGTACACTCGACTACGACATCCCATCAGGTAGATATTCGGAGAAGGTGATTGAGCAAATCGATATCCCGACGAGTCTCCAAACGAAGTCGTTCCAAGAAACCGATGACGATTGGGACTAAACTTTTAGTCAACGAAGTCGGAAGCCGTCAACTTCACGAGAAACACAATGTGACTGTCGAACCTTCCGACAACGGCTTCGCTCGATCACGAGTTCAAGACCAATTGTTCATTGATGATCTCCTGATGAAAGATCACATCACGTTAGCCCAGCACCGTGAAGCGGAAAGGATCATTGGCTTAGCGCAGGCAGCGAATATTTATCTTAAGTCTCCAAATATGGCTGGCTTCTTGGGGGGAGGCAAACCAGACATGATGACCTCTGGGCTAATGAGATTACGAGGTCTGCTCAAAGCGATTGAAAGGAAATATGGGGAGATCGGAGTCACGCTTCTGTACAGACACGTTATCGAGAATGTCTGGACTGACAACAAAGAAAAGATAGAACTCTTGTCAGAGATCCTGACAAAAGAATAGTCCCCCCAAACACCTTGTTTGGTACTACTTTTTGAGGAGAGTAAAAAAAGGCAGCCGCTTCAGGAGTGCAGCCGCCTTTTCTTTATGTGGAGTCAAAAATGTTAAGTAGATTTATCTTATAAGCACCTCCTTTTCTTGTGGTTTGTATACATGATGTCGATAGCCCTAGATTGTTAACCAAGCGAATATTATTTTTTTTAATAAATTATTAATGACCTACAGCGGTGTTATTACTACGGGAAGTTGTAAGATTGCGAGCTTTTAAATATTACCCCCTAAATAGTTATGAAACCCTTGATACATAAGGCTTGAAAAAAAGCTATTCACCTATTGCTGTATTGTGCGTATTAGTTGTGTAACCAATAGCAGTGTTTTCGTGACCAGTTGTCATACAAGTTGTCCTCTACGGCTTCACTAGATACATAGATCAACACTCTCGTAACTATTTCAGGGGTAGGGATAACCAGCCGGGGCAAAGCACTCCTGGCGACCTGGTACCCGGTACCACCCCTACCCCCTAAAAACCTCTGAGACGACTGCTTCAATGGGGTCGTGGTCATACTTTTGTTTTTATGCCCCCTGAATCGGGACAGTATGAGTAAGACAGCAGTCGGTTACAAAGCTTTAGACCCAGACACAATAAAGATCCACAAGAAAAGTTGTAATTCTGTCCTGCTTGGATTTGACCCCCTAGGACGGGCGCGAAGGCTTATAAATATTGAACGTCAAATAAGAAAGCCCCTGCCCCCTAGGGGAGGGACAGAGGCTAAGGGGCTGCGTCGGGAAGATTTGGTTGACGCAATTTAATTATATGAAAATGGCGGGTCTTGGCAAGCTCCGAATACAACCCTGTCCAGCTTGCCAAAACTTAAACGCTGCCGCCACCGCGCAACTAGGAGTGGACAGGGTCAATCAGTGAATCTGTTCTCCTTCCATTGGGTTTTCCTGAAGTGTGTAGATCCAGCATTCAGCCGCATTCCTAGCTCTGTCAATGATGTCTTTGGGATCCGTGATCTGATAACAATCAAATATGAACATCAATAAGGCTTCGATCTCTTGGTCGCTCACATTCTTAGGTAAAGAATTTTGTATGATCTCATAGGTCTTCTCCCACTTATCATTAAATTCAGCCAGCAACTCCCGCCCATCCTGATTGATGTCTATCTTTTTGTCATTCATTTTCGTTCTCCTTGTAAATTGCGATCAACTTCCATTTGAATTCACTTGGGATTATCCCATCCTTAATCAAAGCGTCGAGGACAACTCGATCAACATCGTCGTTATCCCTCTTGGATATCTCGCTAAATAATATTTCTCGTTCAATCATATTCATTCTCCAAGGGGGGCAAGCCCCCCGATTAGTTAAATTAAAACCACTTCCCCGAAAGGTTCGCACCCCTCGAAGTAAGGCTCTCTACCATTGCTGGCCCAGATCACTGGGTAGCTTGGCACCTCGAAGTTAACACCGTGGTATGCATCAGGGCCAACGTCACCATACCCATCAGTGAAATAGATCAAAGCGTGAGGAAAGATCTGCTCATGTTCTACCCAGTTAAAAACTGGGTTAAATGCGGTGCCGCCCCCGCCATAGAACTTAAGCTCGATATCTTCGCCCCTATCGAAAGAGACCGCCTTTCTCACCTCGCTATCACAGTAGACTATGTGAATTCTGGTCGGGTTGATCTCATCCACAATATCCTGAGTGTGTGTGCCGATCTCAGCAAGCTCGACCAGAGTTAGTGAGCAAGAGGTATCGATACCGATAACCAGCTCCCCATCAGGTGTGGTGAGGTTCCCAGGTAGGATCAATCCCTGATGGACAAACCGCCTGTTCACGCTGGCATAGCTTTGGTCAGTGATCACCTGATCATGCAAGTGATCCTTGATGATCTGATACCACGGCTGCACTGCACCCTTGTGGGAATCGATCACATCCCTGATCTGAGCATCAGAATTACCCTTGCCGATCTTCTTTTCAATCTGAGCGGCCTGATGTACCTCTTCTGCGATAGAGACTTCTTCTTCTGATATCCCAGCAGCATCAAGCACCTTGCCCTGATCATCCACCGCATCAAGCACTTCGCCCCACTCACCGTCAGAGATCGAGTATTCGCCTTCACTGTCATCAGGATCCCCAGTGCCGTCCTCAGGGTTCTCAGCCAGCTTCCTCTTAAGATCCGCATAGATGCGCTCAGAAGCCCAGCCAATATACTTAGAGTCAATCAGCCCATCCTCAGGCATCGTGAAACCAGCGGATACTAGACCTCCATTGATAGCGTAATCGCAGGCTTCGTTCCAGAGCTTGTGTTCGTAGTTGCCTATGAGCTTCCTTGTATGGTGACAGTACGAAACGTGAGCGCACTCGTGTGCCAAAACAAACACGATCTCTGGGACAGTCTTCTCGACAACCCAATCGGGGTTGTAGAAGATATGCTTACCATCAGTAGCCATCGTGCGAACTTGGTTAGTGGACACGATCTCCATCCGATAGAGCAGGGCCGTATAGAATGGATGGTCTCGAACCATCCTTTTCTTGGCCTTAGCTATTGTACGTTCAGCTATAAATGCATTGTTCATATCGCCCCCTTAATCGTAGAAGCCAGAGAGAGAATCGACGATGTTTTTAGCATCCTTGATTGTCTCTTTGCGTTTGTCTTCAGATTCTCTTAGCTCATCAGGGTTCGCGTTTCTGAGTTTGCTAAGGATCTTGTTGGCGGCAATATCGAGCTGATCGTCACCGAATATATTCAGATCGGGCAGTATGTCGGCCAGCTCTTTAACATTCGCTATCGTGGAGTTGGCAAACTTAGAAGGTTTAGTCGCCCCCTCTTCGATCACGCCGTGACGCTCCAGACCCTCGATCATTGTCTCCAACACGCCCACAACCCTATCTCGGACTTTGTCTTGAGCGACTTTGACCTTTCGAGTGATCTCTTCTTCGGCATCTTCCTTGATCTTTTTGATTTTAGAATTGGGAAGCTTTACTCGAATATCATTTGAGTCGTCTATATTCTTGAGCTTGTATGTGATCGAGTATGCGTCAGCAATGTCATCCACACTGGGGTAGAAGTCTGGATCGAACTTATCGCCCAGCCTACTCTCTAGCTCCTTAAGCTTGGTTGGCCATTCTTGTTTAAGCTCACGCTCAAGATCAATTAGGTGATCCTGATACTCTTCAATTTTCCGCTCGACTTTGTCGAGAATGTCAGCGGTCACTAAATGCTCCCCCTCAGTCCAAGGTAGAAGCATCTTTCTAACCACGTTGTTTCCGACCCGACCTATCGTTTTGTCGAGGGCCTTGATTACCGGCACGTCAGCCATGTTCTGATGCACAGAAAAAGCCTTGTGATCTGGGTTACCATCCTTGTCGAAAACATTGTGCTGGATAGCGAGTGCAGTTGCAGCTTCCTTGTCGTTCTTGGAATGCTGCCACTTCGTACACTTGATTTTAATGAGCAATGCGCTCTCTTGTATTGTCACTTCTTATTCTCCTAGTTGGTTATCAATTTTGAACTGTATGTACTCCTGGGTTTCTTTGAAATCAGGATCACGGCCTATCGCAAGGGCAAACAGAACCGCTATCAGCTCATCGTCATATTTGGCAAGCCACTTGATAGCATTGCCGATGTTGGATCTCTCGCACTTTGCTGCAAGCTGAGCGCAAACCGCATAGATCGTGTTGATCTGGGATGGCACTGGCACACTGTCAGGATCGTCCAAAATCTGAGCAAAGCTTGGAATATCCCTCATTACCTTCAGGAAAGATGAGAACTCTGAGCCTGCTCCAATTCCCACTGCCCCTATGATCGAGTCGGCCTCGATCTTCTTAGGTAGACCACACTTGATGATCTCAGAAACGAACTCCCACGAGCGTGGAGTAGCTACTGCTATGTGTCCCTTAGGGGCACCCCCGTCGAGGTACTCGTGGAGCAGTCCTCCATTCTCAGAGCTTGGTGCCCCTCGAAACTGAATGAATGCGATCACCTCGTGAGCCACGCCATTTTGGTATGCCCACTCAGTCCACTCAGACACACTAGGCACCACGTTAAAGTGCGGAGCAAAGCGATTCATCAGGGCTGGATCCACGCGACCATGTACCCCAGCACCATCTTCAGGACGATTAGAGGCGGCTACTATGTGCCAGCCTTTGGGGTGTATGTACGAGCCTAATCTACCGTCAGTCATTAGCTGGTAGAGACTAGCCTGTACTGAAGCCATCCCCAGCAATATCTCATCAATGAAGGTGATACCGAACTCACCGTCCCTCTCGACGTTAGGTAGCCAGCGTGGGGGAGCAAAATCGGTCTCATGGTCAATGATCTCTGGAACCCCTCGTGTATCGACTGCGTCGATCTGTGAGGTTCTAAGGTCTAGAAGGCCCCATTGGTTGCCAGTGGTCTCAGAGAGAGAAGCCACTATCGACTTAACGATAGCGGATTTTGCCACTCCATAGGCACCCCACAAAAAAGGATGCAGTTTTGTCCTCGGATCTTCTCTTAAGACAAATGTCTCAATAGCCGTGGCCGCTGACTGTGTTGTTACTGTGCTTATGTTAAAAGCCATATTCAAACTCCTAGTTATAGTTAGTTATCCAAGACCCCCGATAGGGGGTTTCGAGGCGGGAACTACCCGCCCAGCTCATCAGTTGGAATGTCTGCTAATCCTCCTTTTTGAAAAAATTATCAATAGTTTCTTCAGTCTTATCGGCCATTACTAACTCTAATTTCAACATCAGTTTGATATCGTCGAAAACTTCTTCGCTTATGAACTTGTGTTCAAGAGCCATATTAAGAAGCCTAAGGTCATGGTTAATTTTACTTTTCCAAGTAGAAAAATCTGATTTGATCTGACCTTCTCGCGATAAAGCGTTTCGGCTAAACACTTCGATATATTCTTCTTCAGTCATCTACTGATCCTCCTTTAGTTCTTCAATTTGCCTAATCACTGAGTCGATACAATCGATACAGTAGTAGCGGTCACCGATCTCTTCGCCTTGATCGTCGAAAGGCACGTTGCCCTCGAATGAATAGACCCCACACCGAGCGCAGGGATCACGAGTGGTTTTGTACTCATCATTCGCCCTCTCGATCTCAGACAACAGGTCATCGCCTGGGCCTGGGTTTTTCTGGATCTGATCGTGGAGCCTTTCATGCTCGACTATGAACTTAGCCGCTGGATAGTTGCGCTGCTTGAGCAGTTTGCCGATCTGCTCCCCGATGGGAGTCATAGCGTGAACTTCATCTTCATCATTCAATCTCTTGAATCCGATTCTCTCCATGATGCTCGTGGCCTCATCGCAATAACTGTTAAACCGATCCTGAGAAGCCTCGGTGTACCGCTCATCGCCGTTCTCTGCGACCTCGGTTATCAGGGGGCCATCCCCGTATTCTTCAGCCAGAATGACTGCCAGATCGGAATAGATCTCTATCCACTGTTCATCCGACACTATTAAATCGTTCATAGTTAAATGTCCTCCCTGAGTGTGTTGTATGGGCTGACCGCCTCAAGAGCTGCTCTCTTGGGATCTTTGCCTGTGTTGAATAGATAGATGGCACTATCCCAATTGATGAACTCAGAACGGTAGTCGGCCCTCTGGGCTGCGTCCTGATAGTCGTCTCTGGTCTTGAGTGCATCGTGATAGCTGGCCATCCATTTGGCCCGATCTCGTTTTCTCATTATCCAATTCTCCTAGTTAGCGGGTTGTCATCTTCAAGGTGCAAGGTTCCCAGCCTACGCACGACCCCCAGAGGGGGTTTCGACTATGCTGCGCGGGTAGCTGGCCCCCTTAGATCAAAACTGATCGAGTATTGATGGTCTCCCAGATCTCTCTTGAGTATGTACTGCTCGATCACTTCCTGACCCCTAAAGAAACTGTCAGCAAAGTAAGAAAACACCAAGTGATCATTGTGAGAATCTCTGACAGTGATCTCGCAGAGGTTGTCATCTAGCAGCACGAGTTTGATAAAGAAAAAACGGTAAGGTAATGGCATTAGATGTGTCCTCCAGATATTTTCAGACCCGCTGCGAAGGAGGCAAAATAAGCTCCCCAGAGGCCCCAGTTGATCGCTGCGATCTCTAGAGTGCTTAGGTCGGTGTTTGCCTCCAGCCATAGGTCAATGACCCCCAGACCGGCGGCAGTGACTACGATGCTCATGACTACAAATAGAGTGATAAACGTGAGTGATAAGATTAGAAATTTCATTTTCAGTTCTCCTAGTTTTAGTTTTCCAAGACCCCCATAAGGGGGTTTCGATCAATCACCAATTGATCTCATCAGTTGGAATCTACAAGGCCCTCCTAAATGTGATTAGGCCGTGTTCGTAGTACTTGACCTCTATCTGGTCTCCCTCGTTAAAGATCTCACCAATGCGCTTCTCGTGGAGATCTATGATGGGCCTGCTTGCAGTCACCGCTCGATCACCGCCCAAGCTAGGACAAAGCTCAATCGACTCAGGGCCGTAGTAGACCTTGTATGTCTCCCCAGCGTGGAACTGAGCAGCCTCAAGCTTTTTGCCCTCGATCCATATTCGGTATGCCCTCTTGGTCTTCTTGACCTTGGTTTTTCCAGAGGCTACTGGCTCTACAAAATTAACCACTTCCGACCTTCTATCTTCTAGCTCTTGTTTTATCTGATCCATTTTCAATTCTCCTAGTTGTGACTTGTCTCATCAGCGATCAAGTAGTCATCTTGGCCGGACTCCCCGAAGGGAGTTTCGACTATTGGTACTGACTCTCTAATAACTGACCCAGTGAGGGCCTCTGAGGTGCGCTCTCAGAGTCGATCTTCTTCTCCCACTCATCTATCGAGAGAAGCTCACCGTCTACCTTGGCGGTGAATAGACGCGCTCCCTTGGCCCATGAGTCGTGTTGCCATTGGCCGTCAGGTGCCCTCCATCCGATCTTACAATGATCGCCTACATCACCTTTGCCCTCGGTCACTACTGCACTCCCAGTTTTCCATTCTTTGGGTCTGGTCAAGCTGAGTGGCTTGCCTGCATCTATCCAAGCCTGATGCTTTCGAGGTGACTCCTCTTGGAACCGCTCCTCGACCAGCTTTATGAGATCCCATCTCTGAGGATCCTGTCTGGCCTCGTAGATCTCTTCTTTACTCAGGAAAGGACAGAATACGCATGATGACTTAGGCACATCAAAGTCATATGACTTGAGAAGCTCGATACAGCTCTCTCTGGTCTCATCCAAATCGATAAGCGGGTACTCATACTTGGCCTTGTCATTCTTAGGCTTGGTAAATCGCTTCTTACGGTAAAGCTCATTCGCCTCTATGCCGATTAGGTAGGTGATCTCTGAGTCTGGGTATGTCTGCTTGGCCCACTTGGCGATCACCTCACCTTTAAACTTGGCTGAGCAAACATGGGAGCCGCCGATCATCACTGGGACGATCCCAAGTCTGGTGACCCACTGGGTTATGGTCTCGCCTTCTTTGCTGACGATATCGAAGGGTAGATCGTGTTCTTCGCAGAGCTTCTGAAAACGCCTGACATTAGCGTATGTCTCGGCAGATTCAGCTCCAGTATCACTAAAGACAACATGGTCTATAGCTAGATCCTCATGGTACAAATGTATCAGTAGGATCGCGCTTGAATCCACGCCTCCCCCGAAAGACAAGATCCTCTTTCGAGAGAAGTAGTGGTGGTCTATTTGTTCGTTCATAATCAGTCTCCTAGTTTGTGTTGGCCTGCTTGTTAGTGAAATCACTTTGCCTTGGGCCTGAGCGGATTATACTCAATTACGCATTACGGTCAACACTATACGCATTACGGTGTACGGTGCATTCCAGCGGGGATCCTGAGATCGTAGAATCAAAGTCAGTTAATTATTGATCAGGGAATAGTAATGGCAGGCAAACAAATGAGTCCGAAACGTCTTCATTTCGCAAGGTGCGTTGCCTCAGGGATGACCTATGCAGATTCCTATCGTGAGGCTTTTGAGCCTGCTGACTCAACTACCTCTGCAAGCATCCATACACTAGCTTCGAGGCTCATGGCAGAGGTTGAGATTAGGTCAAGGGTAGACCTGCTGATCAAAGCCAGAGAGCGGGCAGTAGTAGATAAAGCGGTCACAGATCGTGAGAAGGTCACTGATCACTTAAGGGAGGCTCTAGCCGGAGGAGAGACTGATCAACTAAGGCTAAGGGCTGCTGAGTTGCTAGGTAAAGCTAGTGGTCTATTCAGTACAGAAGTCAACGTGACTACTCAAGAGAGAGACTCCTCCCAAGTAGCTAGTGAGATCCAAGAGAAGTTAGCTGGATTGCTAGGATCCAAGGAGATCGATCAAGAAGAAGCAGAGTCCGACCACGAGAATGTTCACTGAGGCGTAAACCAGGATGAAAATCCAAGAGGATTTTCACCTGGGGGGCACCCCCCTGAACGCATACGCGCACACATATACATATACATAGTAATCCACTCAAATAATTACAACTTTTTCTAAAATTACACCTGGGTTTACTTAAGCTCTCCCTTTTTTTCTCAGAAAACACCCTAGGAGTCCCATATGCCCAAAAATTTTTTTTAAAATTTTCGAGTTATTCTGTTGCTTTCCTTGTCAATACCCTTAATATGCTAAACTGTTAGTTTCAAGTTATGACTTAGTAGTCTACTTAGCTCAGTCATAACTTATTCTTAGTAGAACAATTAATGCCCTGACGGGCATATAGTTAAATGAACATAACCTAGTGATCACTTAGCTTAGTAGACTACTTAGGGGAACCTATGCCCTTAAAAGACCGTATAGATCCAAACCTTTTAAAGAACGTAGAAAACCTTCCTGTATCAGATCAGGAGGAACTTCTTAAGTTAATAGAAGAGCTGGAGGAGGCTGAAAGAAAAGAAGCCGCCCAAGACTCCTTTATGAACTTTGTGAAGTATGCGTGGCCTGCGTTTATTGAAGGCAGGCACCACAAGATCATGGGTAACGCCTTTGATCGTGTTGCATCAGGTGAGTTGAAGCGTTTAATCGTTAATATGCCGCCAAGGCATACTAAATCAGAGTTTGCATCGTATTTATTACCGGCATGGTTTTTGGGCAGATTCCCAGAAAAAAAGATCATACAGACCGCCCATACCGCAGAACTCTCCGTTGGATTTGGTAGAAAGGTTCGTAACCTAGTAGATAGTGATGATTTCAAGAAGGTATTTTCTAAAGTTGCCTTAAGGGCCGACTCCAAGGCAGCAGGCCGTTGGAGTACCAATGAAGGTGGTGAATACTTCGCTATCGGTGTTGGTGGTGCTGTAACAGGAAAAGGTGCAGATCTCCTAATTATCGACGACCCTCACAGCGAGCAAGAAGGTCAAAGCGCAGACCCGTCAGTTTTTGACAAGGTCTATGAATGGTACACATCCGGCCCTAGGCAGCGTTTACAGCCAGGTGGAGCTATCGTTGTGGTGATGACACGATGGCATAAGCGTGATTTGACGGGACAGATACTTAAATCATCACTACAAAGATCCGGCACAGATGAGTGGGAGCTGATCGAGTTTCCGGCAATTATGCCCTCAGGGAACCCCTTGTGGCCTGAGTTCTGGCCAAAAGAGGAATTGGAGTCGTTGAGAAACGAACTTCCTTCCCCTAAATGGAATGCCCAGTACCAGCAGAATCCTACCTCAGAAGAGGGCGCACTGGTTAAAAGGGAATGGTGGCGTGAATGGGAGGAGGATCGGCCACCCCCTTGTGAGTTCATTATACAGTCCTGGGATACAGCATTTTTAAAGACCCAGCGTTCAGACTACTCAGCCTGTACAACGTGGGGTGTGTTCTACAAGACAGATGATGAGGGCCTTCAACAGCCTAATATCATACTAATGGATTCATTTAAGGAGCGTCTTGAGTTCCCAGAACTTAAGAAAAAAGCCTATGAATACTGGTCTGAGTGGCAACCTGATGCCTTTGTGGTGGAGGCTAAAGCCGCTGGGACACCGTTGATATTTGAATTAAGGGCGATGGGTATCCCTGTAAGCGAATACACGCCTTCGAGGGGAAACGACAAAATAGCCCGTGTGAATGCCGTTGCAGATCTATTTGCATCAGGGATAGTATGGGCACCCAAACTGCGCTATGCAGAGGAAGTGATCGAGGAATTTGCGGCATTTCCTGCCGGAGAGCATGACGATCTGGTGGATTCATCCACACAGGCGCTGCTTAGATTCAGGCAGGGAGGCTTTTTGAAGCTAAACTCTGACGAAGAGGACGAGCCTTTTTACCAGAGAAAAGCAAACTACTACTAGGATTATTATGTCTGACAAGAAAAAACCCGCCTACTTCAGGCTAATGAAGCTTAGAGAAGAAAAAGAAGCAAAGAGACGCAAGCCTACAAGCGGCTTAAAAGGCACAAAGCTGGATCGTGAAAGGGGTGATTCCTCTAAGTCATTGGATCCTAAATCGTTAACAGCGTCAGGAAGAAAGGCCGCTGGCAGAACAAAACAGAGTAGACGAGGTACAGCCAAGGTAAAAAAGGCTAGACCAGCGTATACCGAGGTCGAAAGACCACCTACAACAACTGTTGCCCATGAAAAAAGGCACCGTAGTATGAAAACGGGCGGCAGGGTCAGGATGGACGGTACAGCAAAACCCAGATAAGGAGCCTGATGGCTTTCCTGCAAAGCAATATCCCGCATTTTAAATGCTGGGTTAGGAAAGAATACACCCACAACCACCAGAAATATCATGGTGAGTTTATTCATGCGATGGCTATCGCGGTTACCTCGATGCCTTGTAGATGCCTGAGTTTCCAGTTGATATTCACTGGAGCAGAGACCTATGACACCGATGAACCGAATATTCATGGTGGCGCGATGTGGGCCAGGATGCCGATTACAGCTTTAGTGGCAGATACCCCATTTGAGGAATGGCCTGAACCGATGGAGGTGTGGGCAGCACAACCCTGGGATTGCTCGTCAAGGACACACAGTGTCTATGTCTTGGACAGGGCAACCCCGTGTCCTTGGCTTGCAAAGATCGATAACAAGCTTTATCCGGCAAAATACTACTTTACGGTAGATTATACGGACTCAGAGATAGCGGATGACCCAGCGCAACACAAGCAGTCTCATGTCATGGAGTTGCTGGATGCCGGCAAATGGACAGGGAATATTGTGGCATTACCCAACAATCGTGTGAGGGTGACACACCCCGCATGGTTTGAGACAGGAGAAGGTGCGCCGGATTTCAGGCCATCACAGCATATTCATTACAGTAAGTCAGATCTAGACTACACGCTGGATGTAAATAAGGTTTTTAACAACTTATACGCAGAGGATTTAGATGAAGAAATCTAAAGGTTACATGAGAGGCGGCAAGACAAAAGGAATGGCCGCTGGCGGAAAGCTTAAGATGGTTGAAAAGGACGGGAAACAGGTTCCGTTTTTTGCTGCCGATGGTAAAGGTAAAATGGCTGGGGGTGGATCTGTGCCCTCTACAAAAGGTTATTTTAAAGGTGGAAAGACAAAAGGTATGGCTGCTGGCGGCAAGATGAAATCTAAAGGCACCGCTGGCGGAGGAGTCGCCAGAGGCAGTGGCGCAGCCAGACCCCAAGCATTTAGGAAGAATGGCTAAATGGCTGTAGATAAGTCAATGACAGGAAACCCTCTAGGCTACCTAGATCAGGAGCAAGATGCCTTGGAGATAGAGATCGAGAACCCTGAGTCGGTATCTATTGAGACCGAAGATGGAGGGGTAATCCTTGACTTTGATCCAGATGCTTCCACGCTCTATGAGCTTGGCAGGCTTCCCCATGATGCAAATCTGGCAGAGGTTATTGACGATAACGAACTACACTCAATTGCCTCAGAGCTAATTGGGTTATTTCAGTCAGACAAGGAAAGCAGATCGGATTGGGAAAGATCCTATGTGGATGGCCTAGATTTGCTTGGTTTAAAGCATGAAGACAGGACAACCCCTTGGGATGGCGCTTGTGGCGTATTTCACCCCCTTCTTTCTGAGTCGGTAATTAAGTTTCAGTCTCAGGCGATACAGGAGATATTCCCAGCGGGAGGCCCTGTAAAAACATCAATAGTCGGCAAGATGACCGATGAAAAGGAAAAGCAGGCTCTTAGGGTTCAGGACTACCTAAACTATCTGTTAACAGAACAGATGACTGAGTATCGATCAGAGACAGAGAAAATGTTGTTTTCTTTGCCTTTGGCGGGTAGCGCCTTTAGAAAAGTTT